GACTTGCCCCATAAAACTTAGGGTAGTAAATTTGACAGTCGGCACGGCTTTGTTGCGAGCCAGTGGGGTTGTTCATGGGACGTACCATCGTAGTCGTCAGCTTCGCCGTGTTCTGGCTACTGCTGGCAGTTACTGGCTACTACGCGGTCTTCGGTCTCGCGTGGTTCTTATGGAAGGTGATCTGACGCCTTCACCAGGCACGATTGACGCGAAGATTTCTCAAGAAGCATACGCGCTATGCCGCGTCATCAACCTCAGCCTGAGTGACGGGCTGCGGTTCGTAATTCTTCGCCAGATACGGCATCGGGCTGTCGGCGTCCTGTTGGACGATGTAGTCGAACAGCGGGCTAGCATCGGGCCGTAACTGCATCATAATCTCTGCAAGCCTTACGTGCTGAACAGGCACTGGTCGCTCCTTAATTTATCATGTGGCCGGAGAAATTTGTAAAAATGGCGCCCCCCAAGATAGTGGAACTGCCAGACGATGCACTTTCTGTCGCATAGACGGTGTAAACGTCAGTGCCGTTAGCGTGATCGTCCGCATTTATCTCGATAGAACCGAAGGTGTTCCCGCTTCTTGAAAATTCACGCCACTGGACCCCGTTCTTGAAAATCGAAATAAGGTGATTTGTCACCGTCGTCGCGCCGCTAATGTAGATGTTGGCGGTGAGGCGTACCTTGCCGGCAGGTGGGGTCCACCCGTGGCTCGCGAAATGACCTCCGATATCGTAATCTTCCGTGCCGAAAGTAACCTGAGTTCTGACGTTGATCGCGACGCCAGTTTGGCTGGTGCCATTCTTGTGCGCTGAAAAGCTCGCCCATCCAGCACCAGTGCCATCGCGCACCGCTTCGACTGAAGGAACCCTGCTGGCATCAGTGCCCGTCCTCATTTCAGCAGTCGTCGCGAGTTCAACGACACCCGTCGCTGAAGTGGTGGACGGCTGCAAGCCTAGCGCCTTACTAGCCGGTAGCGTAATAAATACGTCCTTAGTACCAGCGGTAAAGTTCACAGCAGCGTTAGCGTTAGAACTTTCAATTACAGTCGTTCGATTAAGAGTGTTCGCACCGCTGTAAGTGCCAATCCCTGTTTCCCACGCAGTACCAGCGTGAACAATAGTATACCAGAATGTATCGCTTACGCTGCAGACGGAGCTAAATGACTTATGGTTTGAAACAGCGCCTGCTAACGTAAAATCCCCCGTGCCTGTGGTCGTTGATGTTTCTTGTACGCGGTCTTTAAGAATGAAAGCCATTAATCAATTGCCTGTTTTAAAGCTTAAGCATGACGTTAAGAAACGTCGTTGGCTGCATGTTGGTGTGAGAACCGCCACCGCTTGGGTTGATAGTCACAGTCGTACTGACGGAGGTAGAAGTAGATGCGATGATAGATGCAGGCCCTGTACCACTTGTCAGACCGCCAGAGTCTAACCCATTCGATTCAGTCAGCCCCAAAGTACCGCCACTAATGGTAGTGGAACTGCTAGCGCTCGAACTTGCACTATTCGGGATATTGGCGGGTATTTGGCTATTGGTAAGTGTTACGGTTTCTACACCAACTGTTGTGCCGGGTAGTCTAGCCGTAAGCCCCGAGCCTGTTCCTGCACCTGCAAGAGAACGACCCAAAGTGCGCGGCAACGTCAGGCGTTTATTCGCAGCAAAATCCGCAGCGGCATTGGCGCCATATGTTGACGCCGTTCCTGTGCTTGTCAGAATAGGGATGGCAGCGGCGGAACCTATTGCCCAGATAACCGCGAACGCATCGGCAGTGTCTGCATTTGCGCGGGTACTCGCGCCGGAAGCTGCGCTACCAATAGTACCGTCATTCATCATAACCCAGCCGTTATCGGCGGCGGTCTTGTAGGTTAGTTTCACATCGCCAGCGGTGAACCCGCCTGTCGGATTATCAACAAACCCGATATTCGATCTGGCTTGGTTCTTCTGACCCGTGGTCAGAGATTGAGCGGTATTCCATCTAACTTGGTCAGCGAGGCCAGTTGCATCAAATAGGCCGGCCATTTTAGACGACGGGAAGCCTATAAACACGTCCTTTGTGCCGGCTGCAAAATCCACAGCCGCATTTGCATTAGAGCTTTCTAAGACGGTCGTTCGAGTAAGCGTGTTGGCGCTGCTATACGTTCCGATTCCAGTTTCCCAAGACGTTGCACTTAGTACAATCGTATACCAGCATGTATCAGCAACTGAACAAACAGCATTGAAGCGTTGATAACCAGCCACGACGCCAGACAATGAAAACGGGCCGGTACCCGTGGACGCGGAATTTTCGCGCACACGGTCCTTAATGACGAATGCCATTTAAAACCTTCAAAAATAATGTAGCAGAAATAAAGAGAGCTAAAGTCGCTCTTCAATCGTAAATTGCTTACTGAAAATGTCAGCTAAAGCCGGATTAATAACCGGCGAGACTGACGTAACCAGACCCCACACAGAGTCGCGAGGGAGGTTTGTGCTGTCCGCATTCGTTACAAGGAGAACGTCTGTACTTTGACCGTTGATCCTATCAACGCTCTCAATAATACCGTATCGCTGCTCTGCTGTGATCCAGCCAAAATCAACAGAGATTGTCCTAAATTTATTGTCTTGCAAAACCAACGTCTGTCCGCCGCGGGATTTTATCTTTGTGCTTCGGTCGGTATATCCGATACTCCATCCCCAATTGAAATTGTATGTGAAGCTTGTGCTTGCACCGACAAAAACACGACCGGCCTCTACATATTCGGCAGATAAATCTTCAATATCAACTCTGATATAGCGCGCCTCTGCCGTTGCAAATCTATACAACAGACTTCCATATGTCGCGCTAAAATATGTAGAGCCATCTAAAAGAATGCCACTGTCCGAAATATCACCAGCCTCCCCGGTTGGGTCTACAGAGCAAACCCTGACTCTTACAGTGCTGGAAATACCGGCCGTTATGCCGGCAACAAAAACGGTATCAACCGTCTGCAAGCTAAGAACGTCTACAATGAAATACGCGCTATTCGTATTTGTTCGCCACTTAACCGCAATATGCGGGTCTTTTAGGTTTGACACAGGCATAGTCGTAACCTGACTTGACGCGGAAATATTGCCAAGGTCTGCTAGGTTTATATAAGCAATCGATGCATTAGCCATAGCAAACCACTTCCACGTTATCCCCGTCGAAATCAACGGATTCGCTAATCTCAAGAATCGTCATAAGTCTGCCGCTACTTAAATCCCACCGCGGATATGTGATAGAAATAATGTCGCCAATTTCACGCAGAAGAATCCGCCGCGGCAATGTAAGGCGGTAGAACCTGCGTGTTGTTCTGTATAGAGCCAATAACCTGTCGGCTTCATCTTGCGCGTCTGCCTCATTGGCAAAGTACGACTGAACCGGCTCTTGGTCTTTGGCCGTTGGATAGTCTGTCTGAATTGAGACTGTAGACGCTTCTGCTAATCGATATTGAGTACCGACAAACGCCTTACGATCGGCACTAACGCTAGTGGCCAGGTCTGTTTGTTGCTGCCAAACACGCTGGTAGGAAACGCGCCACCGCCAGACCGCAGGCGTCAAGTTGCCAGACAATGGCTCGCGTTTTGCTTCACCGAAAATGTCGGTTCTTGTGAAACTGTCTGCCGCCGTTCCTGTGGGCGCCACAAATATACTAACGTAGGCTAAGCCTAGCCTAGTAAAGCCGAGCCACCCACCAACACCGGTCATGATATTCGCGCACACGTCGGCAACAGTTGGTGTTTCGTTTTCGCCAATGTAGTAGCCGATCGTCGCAGGTTGAAGGCTGTTGACGGCGTCAAATGATGTAGTGTCTATTTCTGCGGCCGATAGAACGGTTTCTAATACGTCCCGGCAAATGTCAGCCGTTGTCTCAAGGTAGCCGTCTCCGTTGGAACCATGAATGTCTGCCGTGACCGTACCGGCCGGTGTGCTGCCTAGCTTAAAAAGCCCAAGCGCAAGACACGTACCATATTGCCCGGCCGTGACCGCCGCTGCCACAAGTGCGGCATAGTCTGCGTAGTCACTGCCTTTTGTAAGCGATACACCGCGGTCATAAACAGCAACTACGTCTTCAACCGAGCCATCATTGACCTGGTATATCAACGACGCAGGTACTAAAAGCGGTGGAGCTATATTCAGACACTCGCCCCAGCATCTTGGAATCCTCTTACCCGCTAGATCGGAGCCACCATCAATGCCACCGCTACCAGCATAGAGGTTTGGCTGTACAGGTACTGCAAGGCGGTAGCCAAAATCGCGAATGGTGATATTGACGTTGGATTCGTCTACGTTCCAATCGGACGCTGTAATCTTATTGACTGGGAAGTAGTCATCATAAGAGTCTGTTGATCTTCCTAATTTAAGGTCGATCATCCGGCCGCTGATAGAGTATTGGTTCGGCAGGAAGTCGTAGAAAGCATCGCCGTTGTCTATGACTAGCTGGCCGTCGCCGGTCGCCATACCGCCAATAAAGCCGCCAATAATCGACCGTTTGAAGTTGTAGCTACTCAGTGTGCCGCGAAAAATCTGGTTGGCTAATTGGTCTGTCGGTTTAGTAGAGAAGGTCTGAGTACCGGCATAAATGACGTACTGGAATGTAGCCGACAGCGCCGATCCAGCGCGAACCCACGTCCTGAAATCTACCAGCCCGTTATTTGTGACTTGCCCCGCAGGACCAAAACCGAACATTAAGACCTGCTAAGCAATACCCATGGGTGAATTTCGGCGGTATAAATCATTGCTGATTTTTGGTCGCTGAGCCGCATAAAGTGGGCGGTAGTCCCACCCGCTGCTGCGGTAGAACTACCCGCTATTGAACCAATGGTGCCACCGGCTGCTAGCCAGTTGTTGCTGGAGGAACCCGCAGCGGAGCCAATAGCACCAGCAGCGCCATTCGCCAGTACAGACGCGGCTCCGGTTGCAGAGCCGATAGCGCCGGCAGAACCTATTGCCAGAGCAATACCAGCCCCTGGCGCTGTTGCTACAGCGCCAGCAGCACCTAACGCGGCAGCCGTGCCGACACCGGTAGCCGTGCCAGTAGACGAACTACCAGCCGTCCCCCCCCCAGTGCCACCAGCCGAGCCTGCAGCACCAGCAGCGCCTATAGCTAACGCCGTACTGCCCCCGGCCGCGGCCGCAATCGCGGCAGCAGCACCGATGCCGCTACAGACACCAGCGGCGTCAGATATGCCAACGCCATACGCAGCCGCTACGCCAGCAGCAGTTACGGCCGCTACGCCATCCGAAGCCCCCGCCCCTTCGGCATTAGCCGAAGGAAGCGAAGCAAACGGAAGGCTACTAAAAGGAGCGCGGCCGAACATGGGCTATGCCCCTTTTAGTTAGAATTAGTCTTCGGTAACGGCAGTCGCAGTTGTCAGAACAGGTGTGACACCAGTTACAATAACGATGTTCGGCGTTACCGTGCCCTTGTAAAGGATTTTCGTAGCACCGCTAGAAGCTACGCCGATTGAAAAATGCGTTGCCGTCTCTGAGCCGCTAACAGCGATCGGGAACGCAATTTCGGTGGTTGGCGAAACGCTGTTATTAGTTACGGTCCATTCACCTGTGTTTCTCGGCGCGGCCACGCGGGCATAATCGCCGTATGTGCACTCGCTGGTGTTCTGCACCCCGGCTTCTCCGGGGTCCGCAGTATGAAGCGCGACATACAAGTTTGTAAGCGGAGAACTAGCTGCGTTGTCAGCAATGTTAGCGATGGCAGTCGCGTTAAAGATCAGGCGCAGGAGGTCGTTCTCGAATGTATTAGATTTAGACATTAAATCTCTTTCGTTAAACTAGTTGAACCGATAATTGGCCGATAGAAAATTGATAGGACTCACCAACAACCTTATTCTGAGGTTCGGTAATAGCTCCCCAAAAAACCATATTACCACCTGTGATAGCGTCGTTTAAACCAATGTATGTAACGGTGCCGTACTCAGCGGTGATTGTCGGGAAAGAAATAACCGCAGAGTTTGTGCTCTCGCCAGTAGTGGCGTCCGTAGAGAACATGCTGCCGGTAATTAATTGGCGCACATATCCGGTCCCAGACGCTGAGACTTCACCGGCAAGAGACCCTGCGTCTGTTGGTGACGTAGTGTGAAGCGACAAATACATGCCGACAGGGGCTGTGTAAGAAGCAATTGCAAGAACATAGTCCAAAAGTTTCTTCTGGCCGTAGCTAGTTAGTCCGCTCATGCTGCTTTAGTCCCTGCTCTAGCCGGCCGATTTGATTCAATGCGAGTTGTGTCATTAAGACGGCGGACTTCGGCGCGCAATGAACCAATCTCAGACTTCAAAGTGGAAATCTGTTCCATAGCTACGGCAGCAACAGTTTTCGCAACCCGGTCAAGACCGGCTGCTACCGCGTCATTATCGTTACTGCCACTACGGCCGGAGTTAATCGCGTCAACCCACGCGCGCCCGCCCATTTGCGCCGTGCGGGCAGCGTTAATAACGCCCTCACCACCGGCCAAAGCGATGTTCCCACCACCTGCATAACTCGCGATAACGGAATCCCTATTCCAGATTCCGTTACCAACCATGCCACCGCCTGCGTAGGCGCCAACAATACCACCGTTGGCTAAGGCCGCCGTAACATCGCTAGTCGGGGCAATACCCATTTCTTTTTTATAGACTTCTTGCCATGTAGTCCCGACAGGTGAGAACATCGTATCGTGGAATGGATTACCTCCCAACGATGTGTTCGCAGCGATCTGCGCTAGGTAGTCGCGCATTGGTCCGAAATAATAAGAAGATTGCGCCCCGGCTATGTTGTTTTGTTGGTCTTTAAGCCGGGTCATGGTCTCAACCATATTCACAGACAAAGCCTTGGCAGTTTCTTTCATTCCCTCCATAGCCGCTAACGTTTTTGCCGTGTTGTCAGTGCCACCAATGCCGTTTTCGCTGTCACTAATAAAATCTGGAAGTAACGAAAGGTCAGACGATATTTTGTCGAATACGGCCGCATAGTCCGGCGAACTCGCAAAGTAGTCCTTAGCTATCGTTAATAGAACGCTGGCAGAGCCTGTCAGGGCACCCATTGCTACGGTGTCACCAGACTTAGCTGCTTCCAACTGCGACTCATAAATTGATTTTGCGGCCGCTAATTTGTCAGCAGGAGAAAGAGTAGACAAGGAACCGGTCTTAAGACCATCCAGGAAGTCACGGATATTCTTTGTGAACTCGTCAAATGCCGTTTTTGATTGTCCCAAAACACCTGCAAATTCCGGGAAAGTATCTATAAACTCTTCGAATGCACTACCGGTAAGACCGGCAGAATCAATGATATTCTGAGCCTGTAGTTGAAATGCCTGAGCAACAAGCTTGGGGTCAACACCAAGAAGCTCCGCGTCGTTTAGAGAGGCCCCACTGGAAGCCATTAGTGCGCGCATCTGGTTTATATGCTCATTTCCAGAAGCGTTATTAATAATCGCCTGTTGTCCTTCGGTAAAAGACTTCCGAAGGTTATTCATCTGTGCAGTAATGCCCGCTGAAATTGCTGTAGCGGTCGCTCCTGCGGACATTCCCAAGTCTTTTAGTGTCTGCTGAAGCTGGTCGGCGCCGCCACGCAAAGTGAGAATCGCAGCCTGCACTTCAGACACGACCGGAGCAGTTTGCAGAAGTGACAAAGCATACTTCTGGGCGCTATCGGTCGCGGCAGCGATTGCGGGTGAGGCGGACGAAAGGCCATGTCCCGCCTTCGTCGCGTCTTCAATAAATCCCTTAAGAGCATCACCAGTTTTTTTGATGTTTTGTTGTGCACTAATCGCAGGACTATTGTTCCCGAGACCTTGGTAGAGAGATTCAACTGTAACATCGAAGGCAGAAATAAAATCTGTTGTGATTTTCTGAATATAGACCACCAGAGCATCATTTAGCGCGCGCGACGATTGCCCAGCTTTATGTGCAACGTCAGCGTACTTTTGCGCTTTCTCGGTGGCGTCCGCGATTGCTCCACCAAGAGTACCGTTATTCTTTCCCATAAGCTGGTCTGTGAATTTATTTACCTCAACAGACAGGTCTTCCCACGCCTTCTTAGCGGCCTCTGCTTCCTTCTTCTTTTTATTGGACTGGCCAAGGAGACCGCCGATTAGGCCAACCGCACCGCCGATAACGGCACCTACTGGACCACCAACAGAGAAACCCGCTAAGGCGCCGCCAACGGCACCGCCAAGTGGGTCAGCAGACTCGTAACCTGCCAGGCCGGCGCTTGCCACTCCAACAACCCCTCCCATGGTTCCTAGATTGCTTGCCTTTCCACCGGAACCGCCTGCCATCAGGTTCTTAAGGCCGGATTGCGCCAGTTGTCCCGTCATCTGCGACCCGGCACCTAGCAGAGACTCCTTGATCCCCTTCCCCGACATAATGCCAGACAACAGGCTTTGCCCGAACGAGTCCGTAGCCGACTTCAGTTCTTTCATTTGGTCTGTAAGCCGCATAGTTGCGGCCAGACCGTCATTCATAAACGCCTGCCAACCGTCTCCGTGAAGCTGGTACTGTACCGCGGCAATCTGACTTTCAACGCCGCTCAAGCCAACCGTCGCAAGGTCAAAGTCAGCCTTGCGCTGAAGACCAAGCTGTTCCGCCTCTGATTTGGCAGTACCATAAGCTTCCGCAAGAAGTTTAATCTGCTGCCGCATTGCCTCCGTAATAGGAATCTTCGAAAGCTCGGCTGCAGTCAGTAGTTCCTGCTCTTTGCGAAACGCCGCGGCAGCAGCCATGGACATGCCGTAGGTCTGCGCTTCCGCCTTCAGCGCGGAAATCTGCTTTTCCGTCGCCTTGGTCAGTTTCTCATAGTCGTTAAGTTTGGCAGCATTCCCGACTTCACGGCCCGCAACCTTCGGCGGCTTGGCCATACCAGCAAAGGCGCCGGTATCCATAGAGCCGTCAATTTCTTGCTGCGAACGGTTTATGCCATCGCCAACCTTTTTCCATGCTTCAGCAATGGCCTGGCCGGACTTAAGCGACTCTTGACCGGCCTCTAGAAATGCCTTTTTGGCTCCTGAAAAATCCATTGTCAGAAAACGGCCCATGGCCTCCGACAATTTAAACAGCCAGCCAAATGTGCCCTTGATGCTCTCTTTGATCGTTACCCAAATAGCATCCAGTATAGCCCCAACGTTTACAGTTATGCCGCCCAATTGCAGTGTCTTGTCACTATAGGCAACCAAAATCGTCAAGGCCGCTGCGGTAGCAGCCGCCACTCGCGCGATCGGATTAGCCATAAGTGCGGCATTCAAAGCCCACACCGAAGTAGCCAGAGTACCAACGACAGCGAGGATTGCAGGACCAAAAGCCACCAGCATAGCTGTACCGGCGATGCCGGCCGCGGTGGCAATGGCGTCCATACGTTCTGTCAGGCCGCGCAATACAGTGGTCAGACCGGTAATAGCGGTTGTCATCACGCCGCTAGCGGTGCCGCCAACCAGCGCTTCAAAGAACTTATCAGCCGCGTCCCGCGTGTCGCCCATAGCCTTCCGCAGGCCCGTATAGGCTTTCTCAGCGGCACCTGTTGTGCCTGCAACCTGCTGGAAAATAATAGACTGCCAGCCTGCTACGTCGCCAACGCGGACCATTTGTTCAACGAGTTTCTTTTGCTCGTCGGACAGGTTAAAGCCCTGCTTTTGCAGCATGGCCATACCCTTAATCGGGTCTTCAAGCGCACGGGCGACGGCTTCAATATTGGAAGCCAGGTTGCCGCCGTAGACCTCACTGAAATCTACAGCGGTCTTAATAGCCTTACGGAAAGCTTCACCTGTAATAGTTTCGAACGTCGCCAGGCGGGCAGCCGCGGCCACAACCTCTTCTGCCGCAGTCCCTGTAGTTCGCTGGATTTCATCGGCAAACTCTTTTACTTCGTCTACCGACGTGCCAGCAGCGTTGCCAGTGCTTGCCAGCACCGCGCCCAAGCGGTTAGCCACCCGCTCAGTCTCTTCAAGACGGTTTACAGCGCCCGTTACGCTCGAAATAATCGCGTTGATACCAAACGATGCAACCACGACCGCGCCAAGTTGTGTGACAAGATTCCGCAACGTTCCTTGAAGGCGCGTATAGATAGGGTCAGCCTGTGAAGCAGCCTGTGCAACCTTCCCTGTTGCATCTGCCGCCTCTCTGGCCTTCGTAACCTGCTGGCCGTAGTATTCGCTCGTCTTCTGAATCTGTTTGTTGACGGCATCCTGGCTAACACCGAACTTTGCAACGGCCTGTGCACCGGCCAGAGTTGCCTTTTCAACTTCCCTTTGCTGGATCAGAAGCGCGCGGAATACGGGATCAGTCTTGGCCTGTACTTCTTCGTAAGCCTTCGCAATCCGGCGCATGGGCGCGGCGGCGCCATCGGCTTTCGCGGTGAAGTTAGACAGTTCGGTACTAGCGCCCGCGGCGTCCACCGTGAGGCGAATCACATACTCTTTATCGGCCATTAACTTTTCTGCTTTTGCGTCTTCGCCTGTTCGGCAAAAAACACAAGGTCAAGGTCTTCAATTATTTCGATTTCCCACGGGTCCAAACGGATGCCCGATAGGCGGGAGAATGCTTCTATGTCAGACCAAAGAATTGGTGACGGTCCAAATCCACTAGAGCCGCGTCTATTATGAAGTCTGATAAAGGCCGCCCATATATGAACGGCGCCAATTGGAATCGGCGGCAGGGCTAGTTCTTTTTCTAGCTCTAACCGGCGTTCCTCTGTCTTCGCGCGTTCGCGAAGACCCTCCAACACTTCTTTGTTGGTATTCTCGCTACCTTCGCTGCGCGAGTAGAGAGAAAAATATCGCTCTGCGAACGTCTTTATGTCGTCGCGGAGCGTGGCGTAAAAGAACTTTCGTTTCCAAGAAATTCAACCATCTGGCCGAACGCAAAGCCAAGTTCCGGCTTCATAAGAAGTTCGGTGGCGTTGGCGTCGTTAAACTCATAGACCTTGCCGCCGACTTCAACCGGCGTCCAAGTAACAATGCGCGCCACGACCCACTGTACGTTTTCCTTACGCACATCATCCGGGTCCCTGTCGTCCGCCTTGAACTTCTTGCCATTGATCTGGGCTTGTTCAATCTGCTGCTGCTTTCGGAGACCCTTGCGCGCGGCTTCATTCGACCATACAACGGTGCGCGCGTGCGACGGGCCGGCGAATTCAACAATCCAGCCGGTGCCTTCAAGACCGCCAGGCTTCAGGACTTCCATAACAGCGGTATCGGCCGGCAGAAAACTGGTGATATCGATAGCAGACATTGATTTTCCTCTAAAATAGGTGGGTTATGTAATAGGCAGGGTAGTAAGGGGCGGCTAAATGCCGCCCCTTTTAGTAATTACGAAGCGTTCGCAACCTGGATTTTTACCATGGTCGAGTCGTAGCCGGCAGCAGCGCCGCGGTCATCGATACCAACAAGAGCGGCCGGAATAGCCATGGTCTGCGTGCGAGGACCACCGGACTTGCTAAGTGCCGACTTATCAACCGAACCAAACGTGAAGTTCGGAACGTAGATAGAAACAAAACTCTTCGGTTCCGACTCGTTCTCAACAGCAAGAATGTGCAGAGACAACTGCGTTTCGTCCAGGAACTCCGCAACTCGCGAAAGGTCTTTACGGAGTGCGGTAACACTACCGGACACTTTCATATCGCCGGGGAACACATCTGGCGCATACTTGATGGCGCCCGAACCAAACACATCTGGCGCCACAGGGGCCGTATCAATGGTCAGTTCAAGGCTGGTAAGGTCCACAAGATCGGTGTTGCCGATACGAATAGTGGCATCGACAACCGAAAGCGGCGTACCTGTCGGTTCTGTCGGGGACGTGAAGTGCGGGGCAGAGCCACCGGAAACGGTCTCAAACTGGCCGGTGCCAACCCATCCGGTTTCCATCATAATGATGCCGTTGGGCTGCATCGTGAACTTCAGCGAACCCCATACCGCGTCTGTGAACACTTCCGACGCGTCGATATCGACTTCATGCTCTTCAATCGTGAAGTAGCGGCTGATAATCGAGCCAGCGGGCGGGTTAATCAGCACACGTCCGGTGCGGGTAATCTCGCAAGCCGTGTCGGCAACCGCATTGACCACCAGAGTTTCGGCAACCGTGATGGTTGTAGAACTCAGGCCAGTAATGCGAAGGTTCCGACCGTTGTTTGCGGTCGTCTGGTTCGTAATTCGGATAACATCACCGACGCGAAGGCCAAGCGAAATTGGCGAACCGGACGCGAAAACAATAGTATTGGCGCCAGTCGTAATCGACGTAAAGTCGACTTCATCTAATTCCAGATTCGCCGCACCCCAAGTACCACGGAAAACCGCCTGCATAACTTCATCGGCCACGCCCATGGACAGTTCGCCACCAGCATTGCCGGAAGTCTTGTAGGTACCGTGACGCCCGCGCGAAGACATATTATCGCGGCGGACTTCCGCGCTTTCCGTCGCGGCCTTTGTAAGCCGGCCGCCCTGCCCGCCAGTGGTGCGAAGAACAGTTGCGCCGCTGCCGCTTTCTTGAACGCCAAGCGCCGATTGGGCTTTAAAACTTGTCCAGGCTTGACTCTGTGACTGATAGGTAGGCACTAAATATAATCCTTATCTAAAATGCGCGTTCGCGCTGTTGAAATTAGCGGGGAACGCGCCGCTTACCCGCGATGCCAGTATTCGAAATCGATCGTACAAGTTACTGAAAACCAAAGTCCGTCTTCGCTATTGGCGTCACCCTCACTAATGCGAGGAACCCAAGTTCGGACGTAACGGCCGGCTTCAGCCGTATAGAGCATTTGGTTTCTAAATATCTCACCCAATGCCACAGCGTGCGCAAAGCCGGTTTCAATCCCGGTGTTAACCGGTATTAAAACGTGCAACTTAATCATGCCATCGTAGCGTATCGTCTGATTACCAGGAACACCGGTACCAACAATCTCGCTGCCGTCGCTTATAATTTCGCAGTAGACCCACGCAACTGGTGTTCCGTTTTCGTCTACCGGGTTAAGGTGTGCTTCGTTAGAGAATGCAATCTGAGTAGTAGCCCAGTTCTCTACGAGCCGTGTTTTTAGTGCGGCTACGGCACCAACGTAGTCCGCCATGTTATCTAGGTTCCGTTATTACAATGACCGGGAAGCGCTGTGGCCGGTCTTTTTTCTTGCTGGCGCGGTAAAACTCGCCGCCAGCACTGCCATTCGTAAGCCCGCGGTATGTGAACTCGATATTTGCAATATCGCGAAACTGGCTACGCGCGGCCCTGGCCGTCGACTCGTACACATGCGGACGAACAGACAGTTTTATAGGCTTCCCTTTAACAGTGCCTATCTCTATCTTGCGCGAGTAAGGCGTATAATTGGTAATGGTGATTTCATCACCATATTTCCACCTATTTAGCGTCTCGACTTCTTCGCCGTTCAAATAAATAGTATGTGCAGTCGCATAGTTGCCGGTCAATACTGGGGACCGCTGCCTAAGCGCGTTCAACACCCAATCCGCAACCATATCGTATCGGTTATATTCGTAGACAATCTTGCCGTCGCGTTTTACGGTTTGCTCTTCAGCGCCTTTAACGCCGTCAACCCACCTAGTATAATTCAGCGGGCGCGGGTCCGACTCCATGACCTTTTCGTTTTCGCTTTTAGCGAAGGAGGCTAAGTCAAACAGAATCTGCGACTTCATAGCCGCGCCTACTTCAGCGAACGTTTGCACGAATTACCCGCGGACCTGGCACACGTAAACCAGAACCTCAGTACCCAAATACTTGGGCTCTACCGCCTGAATTACGGCGTTACGCCCTTCAAAGCGGAAAACGTCGCCCTTTTTAGGCGGTCCTGGCCATTGCGCCTCTGCGATTTCCTTATTGGAAATCGTAATCTCGGTATCGCCCTGCACAATCCCGCCAACAAGCTGTTGCGGGCTAAAATCTTTTGTGCGTCCGTACACCGTCACATCTAGCGGTATTTGCGCCCCGGTTGGTGCCAGTGTGTTTCTTCGCAACGTCATGGCGCGACCAAATCGCGACAAGGCGCCGGAAATAGAGTCAGCTACGCTCATTAGTGAGCAACAATCCGGCCTGAAAGAACCGTATTCCCGCCGTAAGTGCCGGTGCTGATCGCCTTAAGCCGGACACGATCGCCAAGGATGCCGTCTACCGCGGTATCATCAGCCAACGCACCGTCTGTCGGTGTTACCGCAGTTGTCTTCGGCGTCAGAGCGGAGAAATTCAACAGGGCATGTTCGCTAGCTGTGTTGAACACCACACAAGCAATATCAATCCATGTGTTCCCGCCGTCCAGAGACGTTTGCAGGTACGACTTAACCGCGGTGCCGCCACTGCCATAAGCCAGGCGAAGGGAAGCAGTCAGTGACTGCATCCCGGTAAGCCCGGTGATTGGCGTACAAACCGCAGTCCCCGCGGTGGTAATAGTAAGGTCTGAAGCCGAGCCGTTTGTAGTGATGCCGAACGCGCCAAGAGCCATTTTAGATAGTCACATTTCTATATGGGGATAAAAGAGCGGCAACATCGGCCGGCATAATCCCGTCTTTGTCAGTCGGGGCAAAAAGCGTGTAGCTGTAAAGCGATTCTAGAATGTTCTCAGACCGCAAAAGCGGGTCACGGGTACGGTTAAACCTAACGGCCTTGATAAGGCCGATCGCAGCGTCTTCAATGTCCTGTGGGAGCGTCCTACCGTCTTGGCCAGGCAGTAACCACCCGGCAACGTAGGTCACCACGATCTTTGTGGCGGTCCAAGTTCTAAGTTCACCTTCGCTTGTAAGGCGAACAATAACCCCGCCTCCACGGTCTTCGTACTCGCCTGGGTCAACGGTAAAACCATCTTCGACAACGCTAGTAATACTCGTTACGGGGTAGCGGCTAAGAACCAATTCCGATCGGTGGTATTTCTTGTAACTACACGGCTCAAAACGGAAGGTTTCATCAAGAGTTTCGCGGCCTAGTGTCCTGGTGCCATCGTTGGCCGGCGCAATATTCAGATATGTGCAAATTGCTGCGCTTCCACGCGCGATCTGCGACTCTAAATAACTGTCTTCGTCTGTGGCCGTAACCGAAAGCTGCGACTTAACTTCTTCAAGCGTCGTTAGCGCAGTGCTTTCCGCGGTGCTTGAAACAGTAAGCATTAGACTACTTGTTGTTCTTGTTGTACTGCCGTTTTTCGGTCACTACCGAGGCAACAACCGGCTCTACATCTGTATCTACAACAGGTTCTTCCAAAGCATCTTCAATCACAACGGCCGGCACTACAACGGCCCGCTCTTCTGCCTTTACTTCCTCGACATAATCGGCCGGCTCAATCATATCGGCCTGCATAAGGCCGCTAGTGGCATCGCCAAAGTCCCGTACATCGCCAACCTTTAGCGACTCGCGTGTAAAGCCATCAGGAAACCAGCCGGTTAGTTTTTCGGAAATGACTTTGCTTTGCATGATTACCTTATTCAAAAACGAAGTGGAATGTGCCGCCTTTAGCTGCACCACCGGACGCAATAACGATCTTGACCCGATCGTTTGCAAGACCAATTTTGTCGTTTACAGCGAACGTGGCGGCGTAAAGTGCGGCAACGCCGGCCGTGGTATGTGTGGCCTGGCGCGGGGCTACGGTGGCCGAAGCGTTTACGTCATTTTGTGCCCAAAGCGTCTCGCCTGTGGCCTCTGACGTAATCGTAAAGTCAACTCCGTCCGCGAAGTCACCTTTGACGTACCGAATCTGAGAAAGCTTACCGGTTACAGCCTCAGAATAAGCCGTAGCCGCC